TACAAATCAAGGAGATATTATGGAAAATCAAGAAGTATTGAAGGCTATAGCTACCCTTGCTGATAAGGTGAGCAGATACCACGAACGTTTATTAGCAGTTGAAAGAGAGAATGAAAAATTAAAGAAAGAATTATTAGAACACAAAAAAGGCCCTCATATACATACAATTCAAGGTAAGCCACATAACTCCGATGCAACAGTTATGGTAACAGGTTTAGATTCTGATTTGGAATGTGAAGCTTGTAGTGCTTAATTATTCAGGTGTTTCACCTAACATGTCTGCTAAAGAAGGAGCAAATACTTTTACATCTCTTCTAATTTTCTCAGCTGTTGTAGATGTCCCTGGATTATCAACATCAGCTTGAGCTGCAGCTTCTGATTCATACTCTGCACCCGTGTCAACGTGTGTGATAGTAGTTTCTGTTTTTACTTTATAATGTGGAATTCTTCTTCCGTCTTCGGTCGTAATGTGACCTAATAATTCAGCAGGTTCAACTATTGGCATCGTCTTTTCTCCAATTTATATTAAAACTAATAATAACTCTGTCTTTATCAGAATTATTTGTTTGTACTTCATGTTGTAACCATGATGGAAAAAAAATCAAGGAATTTTCAACAGGCTCCCACTGTACACTGTGAGCTAGGTGTATAGAGGCTTTATCTGTTTTTGGGGGTGATAGTACCTCTGACTGTGGTTTAGGCTCTAGAAACACAATATTTCCGCATTTTTTAGGAGCTTTTAAATAAAATACGCCCGATAAATAGTTATATGGGTGTGTATGTACGTTGTTTCGTGATCCTGGTGGATTTATCATACCCCACATACCAGTTATTTCAGGATTATAATTATCTTTAACATCCATGTGATTAAAACAATCTTTTGCATATTTAAGAATATCGTCAACTAAAGGTCTAAACTTTTTAATATTATGTATTTCATCATCACTATGCCAGCCACCAATATTAGAACGGGGCATTCCTTTTTTATCGTTTTGTTTTATTTGATAAATACTATCGACTAAGTGATCGTGGCCCGTTAACTCTAAAGAAAAAACAGGTGTAATAAATAAAGAGTGAAGATTAATCAGAGCTGTCCTTTTGTGATCTCCATAAAACTAGCTATTATATGCACTTGATTGGCAGCGTTAGCTTGAACTTTCATAACATCACTTTCTTGTAAAACTAATGGCTGTTCTAATAATTCTGTGGTTGTTTTTGTAGCAAGACTTTTTTCTTTAAATATTTCAAAAGTAGCTGATGATCTCAAGACTTCTATATCAAGAAGAGTGGTATTAGCTGAATCATTACAAACCAAAATAGATTTAACAACTGCTGTTGTAGGAGGAACTGGTGGTGCTGCACCAGGATTAGCTGTTGGCACAGTAATTAAAGTTGTTAGGTCTGTCGAATTAACATCCAACATTGCGCTTTTAAATGTATTAGCCAAAGAAAAAAGCCTCCTGCTCTGATTGTTCTTTTAAATCTTGTTGATAGTTTGTATTTAATAAAAGAATAATTTGATCTAATAAACTTATCATTTGATCAAATTGACTAGCATCATATTCTGGGGTTGCATTTGGTAATCTGGTTATATTAATTTTAGCCATACTATCTTTTAGAATAAATTAGGCTTAAAGTCATTCTAAATTTAGGCCCCTTTATGGATTGTGGTCTAATTGTGTGTGGAATAGAGCCGTCAAACAGTAATATTCTACCTGGTATAAAAGATGAAGCAAAATCAATTTTTTGTAAATTTAAGGGGTCATAAAATAATGTTTCACCATACCACCCATCTTTCCAATCCAAGTTCACATAATATAATGCTATCTGTTTATCCCAATGTGCGTGAATATAATGCACGTCCTCAGACTTTACTAAGTTAATTATAATATTCTCAAGGTGTTTATTTTGAAACCAAAGTGTTTCTTCTATACAATCTTCAATACACGGAAGTATATTTTCTTTTGATAAATCTTCTATAGACCATTGTGAAAATAAATTAGGTTCACTTTCTTTCTGAACTGCATCTTCCCATCCTAATTTGTAAAAAGAATTATGTGCTGAGTTATATATTTCTTGTCTTGTTTTAAAAGATACTTTGTTATCAAATATTTTTATTTTTCTATCTTCTTCCATCAGGTCTGAGTTGAAGCTTAGTAGAACCAAGTCTCCAAGGTGTATCATTCACTGTATTTGTTTCGTACTTAATTTTTACTGCTCTTCCTCTGCCTCTTACATCAATTTTCTCTGTAGTGCTAGAAATAGTTCCTGAAGTTGTTGTAGTGTCAGCTGATTGTGGATATTGTTCTAAAGTTAAGGTAGCAGTCATATTGTTAGTTAAATTATCAAAATCAGGAACTAATTTACTTACAGACATAAGCTCATCACCATCGCCAATCTCAACAGATCCTGTGGTTAAAAAAGCAGAAATAGCCGTGCCATCTGCTTGGTTATTGCCTGACTCATGTTCATAAATATAAGATGCGCCTGCTGTTAAACCTAATATAGTAGATGCATTTGCTGTCACACCTGTGTCGTATTCTGTAGCGATAGGACTTTCATATACATAAGCACCAAGCCACGTGGTTCTACCAAGACTAATTGTGTACCAAGTGTTTTCTAAATAATTATAAGCAACACCTCTATCTATCTGTGTAGCGTTTGCAGAAGGATAGTACCAAATAATTTCATTGTAAGCTGTATTTAATCCAACAGCAATATCATTTTTATTTGTATAACTTAAACTATCAAATACAAAATCTTGCACAGAACAAGGCATTTTTTTAACAACACCATCATACGTATAGAACGCATCATCTGACATCCAATATGCTCTACCATTAACCTCGATTGCTGCGTGTTGTGCTATTAATCCACAGTTAGCACCGAGTTGTCTCATACCAAAAGTAAAAGGTGTTCCAATAAATTGAATACCATGAAGTGATGTATCGGTCCAAACAAGTATTTGACCTGAAGATTTTACAGCGCCCATGATTCTTGAACCATCAGATATACGCAATGAACCAGCTTCATTAGTAGCTGTTGGTGTATAATCTGTAGCGTCTTCTCTGTCCGAAAATCTAAAAAATAAATCGTCTTGTGTTGAAGTGCTACCTATAGTTGTTTCTGTTCCAAATATAAGTAAATGTCTTGTGTCTGTAGAGACTAAACTAAATCTAGATGCTGTCGGTGCGTTTGATAAAGCGGTAGCTATGTTGCTGGTCCCAGATGAAGTATCCCAAATAAAAGTGCCGCCATTTAAAACAGTTGCAATTAAATCCTCACCAAAGGTATCTAAAGACCATTGACGAGCTGCTAAAACAACACCTGAAGAAGATCTAGCAGTGTCCCACGTGCTTGACCCCCATGTTTCTGTGCCCCATCCGTATCCAAATGTAGATGTAGCTGGACCTATTGTTATTTGATATTTAGCGTTTCCTGATCCTCCACCTCCTGATGTGGATCCAGAGGCAGTGCTTGTATGTGTAACAGTGTAAGTATTTGCAGTAGGCACTGTTAAAATTTCAAATTCTTGATTCATATCCAAACCATCTATGGAAGAAAACGAATCAAAAGTTACAAAGTCTCCGACGTTAGCGTTATGTCCTGAGTCTGTTACGGTTACTGTAGTAGTGCCGTTTGTTGTAAAAGGATTAGTTAAAGCTTGTGTTTCTCTAAGTGGTGTAATGTCGTAAACAGCACCTTCAGTGTAGATATATAATTTTCTATCGGTTCCTACGGCTAAATATCTAGTGCCATCTAAGCCAACCCAACTGTGAGTGTCACGAACAACACCTACAACAGTTTTATTTGGATTAGGTAAATATGACCAACCACCCCATCTTTCAGGTTTTCCGTAGTGAAACCTAACAAAATCAGAATCAACATATTTTCTTTGATCCCCTGCTGAATAAGCAGTATCTTGTTTATCAATGCCTGGTTGGAACTTTAAATCGACTAATTTCATGTCGAGGTATACTAAATTATTTATTGTTTTGTGGCAAGAATTGAGTGCCTACGTTACCCTTGAATGAGTAATTACCATAATGAGTAAGACCACTTACTATGTCAGCATAAACTTTACCACCTATTTTCTGCCATAAACGACAAAAAGCATAGTCTTCTGACAAATATCTTTTTGTGTCAGGATCTATCATTGTATCAAAAAAAGTGTAATTCCAATCAGATGTATCATGATAATTAAATGTTTTATCATGCGGAGCACCAATATGTTGGTCTGGCACGAATTTTAATTCAGGATAAGCCAAAGCCATTTTTTTAAATACGTTTCTTTTTATTAACATAAAACCTGTAGCTCCATCTAATACTTCTATAAATCCTTTTCTTACCTCAATGTTTTTAGGATTAACCACGTTTAAATTATATTGTAAAGCAGTGGCTAATAAAGCATCTTCAGATATATCAGGGTTCTCCGATACTTTTATTTTTACTTTACCCCAATCAATTGTTTTTCTTGGATATACACCCGTAACAATCTCTTCATCTAAATCTATCATTCTCATGACGGTGTTGGGATCAAAAGATATATCGGCATCTATAAACAAAAGATGAGTATATTGCTCATCATCCATAAATAATTGCACCAATGTATTTCTAGCTCTTGTAATTAAAGACTCGTTACCGATTGTTCCAAATTGTAATTCAACTTTATTTGTTGCCGCGACTGCAGTAAGTTGCATGCAACTTTTAAAATAGTCTGCTGTTATCATCCCACCGTAGCAGGGTGTTCCTATAAATAATTTAGTCTGCATCTCTATAAAAAATATTAAGTGTGTATCTATTAGAGCTGTCTCCAAAAGATTGTAAATCTGAATGCGATATTTTTGAACCATTAAAAAATAAAGCTCTGTTTTCTACAAAACCTATGTGTGATGCTAATTGATTATTATGCATAAAACCTGTGCCGTTGTTAAGAAGAGGTTCTCCTTTAACAAACAAAAGAAAGTTAGCAACATTACCTTTATCATCATCAGTGTGAAACAAAGGTTCTTTTTTATTTTCTCGTAGATGTGCACTTACAGATATAGGTTCAAGATTTCTGTGTGGAAAAAAATATTGTTTAATTAATTTAAGTAACGGATCACTATGAATACTTTTATTAAAAGTGTGTCGCATACCATATAATTGACCTTCAGGGTTTTTTACCTCATAATATTCTAGTTTTGTTACAGTTTCTTGTAATGATTTCAATGTGTCTTCATCCAAAAAATTATCAACATACATAACAAATTTTGTATTTTTATTGTGTTGCATGAGTCACCGTTAAATATTCTATTTTCTTTATCCAACCTTTTGGTATAGCGATAGCGCCACCACCTGATACTTCATCTTTGTCTTTACTGTAGGATCGCATAATAATTATTTTTTCAGGACCATTATGAACCATCCATCCTACTTCTTGGCACACGGCTAACGGAGCATCCATAACTTCTTTTATATCAAGCCAACCTGTTTCTGTATCACGGGCATCTAACCACGTCACACGGACCATGGGTACTTTGTCAATGTTCATTCGTTAATAGGTTCTTTTTTCTTTAAATGTAAATTAAAAGATACTGATCTTCTCTCTTCGTTTTCTGTTCTAAATGGATATACCCCATGTGATAACCACGCAGGGAAAAGATATATTGCACCAACTTCTGGTGTAGCTTGATGTTTATGACCACTAAAAGTTGCAGCTTGACCACAATGCCAAATTATATCTCCTACACAAGGATAATGATCTTCTCTTGCGTACTCTTCTGGTAAACTTGGAGGCACGCGTAAGTAAACAACACCTGACAACTCTCCTTGATGAATATGAAGAGGATTAAAGTCTCCAGACCATTGGCTCACGGCCCACATAGATTCAATAACCATTGAACCTACAAATGCAGGTGATATGGTGTCACTAGCTGGAGGTATGGATATATATTGTTTTACGATTTGACCGATAGCATCTATTATAGGTTTAAATTTTTTACTTTCTAAATCTTCCATGGGGTATCGAACTTCTTGTTTAACATTACCAGCTAAATTAGATGAGTGATCATATTCTTTAGCTAATTTTTCATCATTAAATAACTCTGATGCTCTATCATCTAACACTTTAATCATGCTATCAGGCAGTTTACCTTGTAATATAGTAGGGCCAAAAGGTCTTACGGCGTGAAAATCTACTTTAGTTGACATGCTATTCCTTTCTATTCATAAATATCTATTGTCATATAGCAAATATTTGCCTATAAATATAGAATTAAATAGGCTTATATTTCAAGTTTAGCCTCCTTGCCTATATACAATCACATAAATTGCAATTTATTTAGGAGATTATGCTAAAAGGATTAAAAGGAATATTAGAAAAAGGACTGCAAATAGCAGCACCATTTATTGGTAGCGCGTTGCTTGGTCCAGCTATGGGATCATTCGCAGCACCATTTGCAACAGGTATTGCTTCACTACTTACAGGTAATAAACCAAAAGACGCTTTATTATCAGCGGGCGGTGCATATTTAAGTGGTATAGGTAATCCACAAGGAAGCCCTTTAAGTAAGGTGTTGAACTTTGGACAAAAAGGTCCAGTTCAAACTATCATAGGTAAAAAACCTACTGGCGGAAGTCAATTTCATTTAAACGAATTACTTAACAAGTATAAAAATATACAAACAGAATCAGGTGATGGTAATAATACCTTCTCTAATATTTTATCAGCAATTACAAAACCAAGAGGAACAGACGAAAAACCTTTACCTTCTTTTCTTACGCAAGGCTTATCAACAGGAATACCAGCATACTTATCTTATTTAGCAGCAAAAGAAGATGCTAAAAAAGCAAATGTTCCTGGTATGGATGAATATATGAGTGCAACAGATAAATTATATGGTGGACAATTTGAAAGACCACCAGAGGAAAGACGAATACAAAATTTAACTCCAACCTACGCAGCAGCAGGTGGTATGATGGGAAGAGAACCAGTGAATGGTTTAAAAT